GGAACAAATAAAATATCCGTCAATTCGAACGCTATAAGTTCCTCCAAACATATCGTAACAATACATAATATATTGTTCTTCTCCTTCTCCAAACTTTTCCTCACGCATCTTTGCGCTAAAAATTTCTGCAGGATATTCAAACATAAAGACTCCTTAAAAGACAAAGTCCTCGTCTTCTTTCTTTTGCGGTTGATTGGGTGGTAGGAGGCCATTTCGCTCCATCAGGGCGTAGCCTATGGGATGCAGGGGAAGGCGCGGATTTTCGCCCCAGTCGTTGCCGCATTGGCGCTGGACTTCCGGCTCGATCATGGTCTCCCAGTAGCGGCGGAGGTTGTTGTCCTCGGTCGAATACGCGCGGACATATTCGTCGTATTTCCCGTGGAGGATGGCCCACAGCTTGACGGTTTCCCGCTTGTTGATCTGCTTTATATCGAAACTCATGCGCTCTTGCTCCTTTTTTCTTTCGCAGTCTTGCACCAGCTCAAGAGGTAGGCGTCAAAGTTTTCTACGGGCCTTCCTTCCGCGTCCTTTCCTCCCCGCTGCATGGTGGCTTCCCAACAGTTCCTGGCGTCCGCCTCGTCCACATTCAGTCTGGCTACGCGGTCGTAAAGTTCCGTTGTGTTGGCTGGAATTTGCGCCTTCTGTTTTGGCGGTCGGCCTCCGAGCTTCCCGTTCTCCGCCGAGGCTTTAGCCTGGACCGATCCGTGTCTTTCCATAGCCCTTGCGACCATGAATGCGCCGAAACTTGTCCCGCTTGTATCGAGTTTCGCAAGGCGAACGAGGCTTTCCCGGACGTCCTTTACGATTTCCTCGTCGGTCTTTTCTATGTAATGGGCCGAAAATTCGCGAAAAACGATGTTCGCCCACCATATGTCTTTAGCCATTAGATTCCAATTTCTCCAATAGTTCGTTAACGGCCTTGCCGATAATGGCTGGCGCCTGCATGGGAATTCCGCGCTTCGCGAATTCGTCCTTGATGTTTTCGATGTTCTTCGCAGTCTGTATCGTGATACTGGCCTGCTTGTATGCTATATCCGGCATTAAAGCTCCTTTTTAAGAAATTTGGTTTACCTTTCCTAAATATAAACAATTTAAAATAAATGTCAAGATAAATTTTTAAAATGTTTTAAAAAGTCGTTAAATAAAACCTAGTAGGTTTATTCTAGGTTTCAGTTAGGTTCGGGCTAAAACCTAGCCTTATATATAAATAAAAGTAAAAGTATAAGTAAAAGAAATATATCTATATAAACCTCATCTCAACTCTATATGGCACGTAATAAAAAAAAGAGACGAGGGACGTTTAAAAACGTATTCCTGGAAAAGCTAAACAAAACCTGTCGGTTTGTTCTAGGTTTATGCGCTATTTTCGTTTCCGCGCATATTTATAAATACGCTCATTATATACCGCGCTTGCAAGTCCACTTTATTTCAACAGGTGTTGACAAAATGTTTGCTAATTTCTACATAGAAAAAGAAACGAGGTGAGTACATGACTAAAGTCGAACTGGAAAAATTGGTTTCCACGCTTTCGGAGCGTCTGGAAAAAGTCGAAAAGGAAATCGAAGTCCTCAAGGCTCCGAAGGTTTTTAACCCTCCAAAACCTCCTGCGAGGTCTTTAGTCTTTCGCTAGGGGGTCTCTATGGCTGAAAAAGAAGTCAAGCCTAGAATCCCTACGCGGTCGCCCAAATACGTCCGCAAGAGCGACAAGAAACGCGCACCTGCAAGCGGTACCTCGAAGCTCGCAAAACAGTTTATCCCGGAAGCGAAAAGCTACACCGAGAAGATCGGCTTCCTCGGAATGAAAAGCCGCGATGATAAAAGACCGCTCTGGGAGAAGTTACAAGACGGCATCCGCTGGATGCGGGAAAAGTACACGATCGTGTTCAAGCACCGCTCTGAGTGCGTAGACCAGCACGAATACGAATGCCTTCTTATCACCCATTCCGCAATATCCGATTTTACGGTTTCCGCCTTTATCTTTTCTCTTTTCTCCGAGGTCGAGGAACTCCCCTATATTTCGCATTATTTCAACCCGGTTAAGTACGCCGACGATCTGGTCGACCCTGAACTGAAGGAAAAGTTCAAGGAATCCGTCGAAGAGCTGGAGAAGATTTTCGTACAGACCAAGAAAGACCTACGCAAGTACATCGAGAACGACGCCTATTTCCTGAACGCGCAGACGCGCTCGCACACGATATGGTTCTTGGAGCATTTCTTCAAGTCCGACATCGAGGAACCAGACGCGCCGACATCCGGCAAGGTGGTGTTCGAGATTCAGGTCCCCAACCCGATCCCGCAAGAGGTACTGGATGCAATGGGGACAAAGTAGTGAAGAAAAGCTCAAGATTTCGCCTTTCCAACAGAAGCTTATCTTTTCGGAAAACGAATTCGTCCTTGCCTGCTGCGGCCGCGCTTCGGGCAAGACGTCGGGCGTCACTTGCCGACTAGCGAAGCGTAACGTAGATTACGGCCGTTCCGCAATGCTCATTGCGCCGACCTTCGGCCTTATCCGCGAAACGATAATGCCGGCCACGCAGGAGTGGTTCGAAAAGTTCCACGTGAAATATAAGGCGAACCTTTCCGAGCATACGATAGAAACCCGTTACGGAAGGATCGTGTTCCTTTCCGGGACGCGCCCGGACTCTCCGCGCGGTTACACGAACCTTGAGGACTTTTATTGCGACGAAGCCGCCTATGTTCCGAAGAAGGCCATCAAGAACGGCTTGCTGGCTTGCCGTTCGAACAAGGGCCTCTCCACTACGCAATGCTACACCTCAACGGGTCTTGCAGGGTCTTACTTTAACAAGATGGCGAAGGCGCCGCCAGTAAAGGACCACCTTGTTCTTACCGCCTCCACCTTCGACAATCCGTTCACCACCGACCAGTACAAGCGCACGGTCTACGAGTCACTCCTGGACACTCCCGCATTCTTGCGCCAGGAACTTTTCGGGGACCTGGACGCGGAGGAAATGAACCTTATTTTTCCGCCTTCGAGCTTTGCGACCATCCGTCGCGTATCTGGAGGGCGTAAGCGTTGCGGCATAGACTTTGCATACGAAGGCAACGACACGACCTGTATCTTCGTCGTGGACGATTGCGGAATCGTAGAGAAGAAAGTCATAGGGAAGGACAACGGCCGTAAGTGCTTCGAAGCCTTCAAGGGCTTGCACCAAAAATGGAACTTTGAAAGCCTTTCGCTCGACCATACGGGCGGATTTGACGCAGGGTTTATCGTGCTTATGGAACAAGAGAGAATTCGCGTACCAGTCAACAAGGTAAATTTCGGGGCGCCTTCGCCCGATCCGAAATTTGCGAACATGAGGGCGTATATTTATTTTAACCTCCGTAAAATGATTATGGAGAACGGATTTTACTTGGGCGACGATGAAGTCGAAGACGAAATGGTCCCGCAAACGTACTTCATGAACACGTCTGGCCAAATCCAGTTGACCCCGAAAAAGTATATTAAGAGCATAATCGGTAAATCGCCGGACCAGGCGGACGCATTGTGCCTCGCCGCATACCGTGGCGACCCGCAACCATTACAGAACGAAAACTATGAGGACGAAGACCTTGTCCCCGCTTCCACAAGGAGTTTTTAACATGGAAGAAGAAATCGAAGAAGTGGTGGAAGAAAGCTTCGCCACGCAGGAAAACCCCGACGTTGCCCTTCCATCCCCGGAAGAGGAAAGAAAGATTATCCAAGATATTGTGGACTGTGGCCAAAAGTCCAACGAGTTCTTCGGAGTGGAAAACGAGCGCAAGCGCGACGACGCCCGCGTCTACGCCGACGTGGAAGTCTTCAACAAGACAGACATGAAGGCAATGACGAACAACCGAGGACAGGCAAGCGTGAATCCGCTACCGCTCTACGTGAACGCCACCAAAAACCTTTTCCTTACAAACCCCTTCGTAGCCCAGGTGGAAGGAAAGAATGGCGACACGTTCCGCGATTTTCTCGACCAGCAGCTCCACGAAACCTTTGCCAATTCCGACGCCGACGCGAGCGTATTTTCCGAAGGCTTGCAGGACGTGCTGGAAGAGGGTGGCGCCTTTACCTACCTTACGACCGAGGAAGGCCGAATCCAAATTAACCTCGCCTACGAGCCTACGGCCTGCATTTACGACCCTTGCGCTCGCCGCCTTGACGGAGCCGATGCAACCTTCTTCGGAATCGTCGAACAATTACCCTATGAACGGGTAAAGGAAATGGCGGAGGCTAACGGCGTAACCATTCCCAGCAAGGAAATGATTCCGCGCACGCAGACTTGGAGCTTTGCGAATTACAACTCGTCCATTGACGGCGTGAACCTTATCCACTTTTACCGCAAGGACAAGAAGGGAGTTTACTTTATCCAGGTTGTAGGCGACAAGGTGATAAAGCGCGTTTTGTTCCGCAGCCTTTCGTGTCTCCCGGTGGTGCCTATTTTCGGCCAGCGTTTCAAGGATAACGAAAAGAAGTTCTACAAGGGATTTGTCCGCGATTCCAAGCACCTTTGCAAGATCGTGAACGGTTGTTACGTTTCGCTCTGGGAAAGGGTGAGCGTCCCGACCGTTCCTTATACCTCCGTAAGCATGGAGTCCGTGGAGAACCTTACGCTGGACTACGAGAACGACCTTGCACGATACAAGCGTTACCGCGCCTACACAAAGAAGGGCGAAACCTACGTGCAGCTCCCCAAGCCGGAACGAGTGGACCCGACAGTCGTTACGGCTGACTTGATTCCGATTATTAACGATTCCTTGAACAAGATTTCGAAGATGATCGGAATACCTGAAGAAGGTCTTGGTTTCAACGCGGCCGCCGAAGTGCAGAAGACTGCGCAGGAAATCTTGACCCGCTCGTCGGCTCTCGTAACCAACGTGTCGCACTACTACCGACACCTCCAGCGCTCTATTCAGCACATGGCGGAAATTATCGTAGAACTCCTTTGTATCTACAACGGAAAGGAAAACGTCTACACCATCAAGCTTTTCAAGGGACCCGAAGACGCGCTCAAGCGTGAGCAACGCCGCCAGCAAATACTCGCGTTCCAAAGCCTCGCCCCCGATGCGGTCAAGCCGTTACTATTGGCGGAAGCCATCAAGACGGGAGACTTTGACAACGCCGACGCCATCGCGGCCGCTATCCTAACGACACTCCCGCCGGAATTAAAGGCCGTAATGCAGATAGGCGAAGGAGTAGACGTCGCCGCCATGCAGCAACAAATCGCAATGCTTACCCAGCAGGGCCAGCAGCAGGCGCAGCAAATCGAAGATTACCGCCGCACCATCGACGCCGACATCATCGCGGGACAGAACCAGTTGCTCATTACCCGAATGAACAACGAGGCGGCCCTCCGCTCGAAGCTTGTGGAACTTGAAGCCAAGGCGGCCGAGAACGAAAAGGACCGCCAGATCGAACTGGCAAAGCTCACGGCGGAACAACGCGTAGATGCGGAAAAGCTTTTCATCGAAAGCCGCAACGCCGACACCCGCGCCCGCGATGCGGTCGTAAAGGCCCTGCAGGAAGCCGAACGCCTCCGCATGGAATCCGAAAAGACTACCGCAGAACTAGCCATGAAGTTGGCTGGAGGTGTTAAAAATACGCTCACAGACAACGTAATAGTGCAGTCCTCGACGGTGTAAAAAAGAAAATTGCGTAATTCGCTATTGCGTTTTACGCTTTTTTAAATTATTTTATATACAAACAAAAACGAGGTGAGACATGGCGAATTTACCTTCGCAAGAACTTTTGAACAAGTACCGCGCCGAAGAAAAGGCAGCGACCCAGGAAACCCCCGCGAATCCCGAACAAACTAACGCGGAGACACCAAACCCGGAAACGTCAACGCAGCCGACGGGCAGCGAAGAAGTCAAGGGCAATGGAGAAGCCAGCCAACCGACCGAACCTTCCTCCAGCGAAAGCGGAGCGCAGCCGGAAAAGACCGACAAGGGCGAGGAAAGATGGCTCAAGACGCAAGAGAGCTTTAAAAAGCGACTCGACCGACAGGAAAGAAGCCACCGCAAGACCGTTTCCGCACTTGAAGCCGAAATTGCCGAGCTGAAAAAGCAGCTTGAGGGCAACAAGCCGGAACTCAAGCGAGAGGATTTTCCGACGGTTGAGGCTTACGAAAAGTTCCGCGAGGAAGAAATCAAGAAGTCGATCCTTGCGGAGAACGACAAGAAGCAGGCTGAACTCGAAGAAGCCGCTCGCCGCAACGCCGAGGCACAGAAGAAACTCGACGCCACCTTCAAGACTCCCGAAGCGAAAAAGGAATTCCAGGAAACGCTTTCGGACTTTATGGAGGATAACGGCGACTGGCTCGAAAGCGAGGAAGGCCAGCTCTACCAGGAAATCATCGACCAAAGCCCCGTGGGTCTCGTCATGGCTATGGCTATTGCGAAGAACTCCGAAGTGACGGAACAGATGAAGAACTGGTCAAAGAATATGTTGTTCCAAAAACTTTCTCAATTTGAAACAGCCCTCTTGCAGAACGCCAAGGAAGCCGCAAAGAAGCAGCCTTCCAACGGACAACCCGAAACGCCGACGCCGACAAGGCCGTCTACAAGCGGCATTCCCTCGACTGGAAGCGTAGGCAAAACGCAGGCGCCCGCCACGTTCAATGCGAAGGATTGGCTCCGCAAGAACCGCCCCGAGCGCTACCCCACACACTAACAAGAGGTTTTAATCATGGCTAACACCATTGTAACCGTTCCGGGCCTTGAAATCTTCACCGCAGAAATCGAAGAATCTTGCCCCATTCTCGAAGATTGCCGCTCCACCCAGGAAGGCTTGAAGGGCCGCCAGGGCGGCAAGCTCAAGGTCGTTATTCCCGATCCGGGTAAGACCGTTACCACCAAAGGCCGCATCCCGACCATCGGCGCAGGTGGCGACATCGAAAATAACGACATCAAGGAATTTGAACGCGAATTCACCGTTTGCGTTTCCACGAACTCCGCGGCCATTAGCTCTTTGCAGAAGGTGGTCGACATTGACTCCTTCGAACGCGAAGTCGCAAATCCGCGCTCCCCGGAAATCGGTTCTTCCGTGCAGGAAACCGTTATCGACGAAGCAGCTCTCTACGCAGACTCCGTCTTCGTGGTTGACGGCACCAGCGCAAGCTTTGACGGCTATGGCCTCCTTTCCGACATGGCTGGCTCTCTGCAGGATTCCCGCTGCGGCGGTGAACTTGTCGGCTACATGAGCGGCCGAATCAAGTCCAAGATCGCAAAGGGCGGCTTGAGCTTGTTCAACCAGGAAGCCATCGCGGGCGAACTCTACCGCAAGGCAAAGATCGGCGAATACTCCAACGTCATGTGGAAAAACACCCCGATGCCCGTCCTCGATCTTGGAGCGGCTCCGGCTTCCACCACCGTTTCCGCCAAGCCGGACGAAGGCGCCGACACTATCGTGCTGGCCTCCGCCAACATCACCACGGCAACCGTTATCAAGGCTGGCTCCGTGTTCACCGTTGCCAACGTGCTGAAGTGCGACGTACTCGGTCACGTAATGGCCGACTCCAAGGTCTTCGTCGTGCAGGCTGACGCCACGGGCGGCTCTGGCACTATCTCGCTGAAGGTTGGCGAAATCAACGCCGTCGGCGCACACCGCAACGTGTCCGCTCTCCCGGAAGCGAACGCCGCCGTTACCTGGCTCCACACCGCCAACAAGAAGTACGCTCTTGTGTGGGCATGGCAGAAGGGCAACGTGGAACTTTCTTCCGTCAAGCTCGACGATTCGGGCCTCGAAGAAATCTCCGCAAAATCTCCGTCCGGCAAGCTCGAAATGAGTTCAGTCGTTCACGGCGACGTGAACCGCAACGGCACCTACCGCTTCGATACCGCCTACCTGACGGGCGCAGTCGATAGCCGCCGCGTGGCCCTCGGTTACATCCAGCTTAACTAATTGCTCCCCCTCTACCCGCCCCCCTTCCCTAGCGAGGGGTGCGGGCCTTTTTTCCTTTTTTTGAACCCCTTTTGGCTAGAGAGAACGAATTTTCACCACCTCGAAAAGGCGTTACTCTCTAGCTAATTTTTTTGGAGAAGAAATGCTCGTCCGCGAACTTATCCAGGATATTCTCGACGAAATCGGCCAGCTTGTAGGCGGAAACCCCGCTTCGGATACTGACGCGGCCAAATGTCGCCGCTTGATTAACAAGTGCGTGCGCGAATACAACGTGCAGGGCTTTCTCCATTTTTGCCGTTCCCGCCTGCAGCTCGGACAGGGTAAGGAATTCCTTTTCGAAGACAAGATTCCCCTTAATGTAAATGCGGTTTACTACAAGATTGGACCGAACTATGTCGGGTTGACTCCAGTCCAGGCGCACAATATGCCCGCCTACGAGGGCGTAGGGTGCGAGCCTTACAAGTTCGCTTACGAAAAGTTCTACGATGGAGACGAACTTAAAGCACGCCTTATTCTCGACCGTAATTCAATGTACGAAGTCGAGGCGGTCGTTACCTATGACCTCGAACCTTACAACGAAAACGACGTGCTGACGCTCCCGCCTGAATTTATCAACCTCTTAACTGCCGACGTGCAGTACAGGTGGGTGTCTAACCTCGCCATTAACGACGAACTGAAGCGAGACAAGAAGGCCGAGCGCGACAAGCTCCTTGAATACATCAAGGAAATCGAAACGCAGGCTCTGGACGTTCCGACGCCTTGCTATAACATTGCAGACAAGTTTTACGGCGGCGTGGGCCGTTTCCCGTGGTAAACTATGGCAGCGCGTACCGTTCAAATCAACTCTTTCTGCGGCGGTTCCTCCAAGCTGGTGGACTCCGAATTCCTCGGCCTTGAGGAATCCGTCAATATGTACCCGGAAACGGTTACCGCTACGGACTCCTACACCACGAAGATGCTGAAGTCGGTAGAAGGATTTAACAACGGTCTTATACTTGAATCCTATGAAAATTATCTAGGTTCGTGCGTCGTGAATTCTAACCCGTGGACAGCTTCGACCATCAAGACGTCTTATTTGGTTGTTACACGAACTGGTGCGACTGCGGACTGTAAGGTTTGGAATATTTACGGCGGAACAAAGACTCAAGTCGGGAATTTCTCGTCCGGCGGAGGTGACCGCGCAATCCTAGAAGAACTCCCGAACGGATTGGTCGTATTTATTTTGGGAAACGGTATGCTCTGCACCGACCCGACGGGTACGGACTCGACGCAGCCTATCAGCTTACCAGACGCTTTTGACCACACGGGAAAAGTCAAGCCTACACAATTGGCGCAGCTTAATTTCCGATTGATCGTAAACGACAAGGACAGCGACTATATTTACTGGTCCGAAATCAACAGGCCGAACAGCACTACCGATTTGCACGCCTTCGAGCAAAGCATCACCCAGTACGCCTACACGAAGAACGACGGGACGGAGGTCACGTTCGACGATAACGTCTACTACCCTCCCGCTTACGGAACTTATGATCCCGCTACGCTTACGACGCAGACGGTCTTCTCGTCCGCCCTTAATTCCATGAAGATGGATTTCAAGGCCGACAGCGTTGTCGCCTTACGTGCTACCGATACATCCCTTTTTGTGTTCGGTCAAAATTCGCTCCAGGTCTTGCGCTGGCAGAATTCCACGACGGCGCCTTTTGCAATCGTCGGAAAGACGTCGCTTGCCGGAGTCGAATTTGCAGACGCTGTAACCGTTATCGGTAACGAGTGCTTCTTTATAGGAAAAGGACCAAACGGTCTTTTCGGTGTTTTTGCAGTCGACGAAAATTGCGCTGTTAGAAAAGTTTCTACTAACGCGATAGATCAAAGACTTGCGAAGTATGCCTCTTTCTTGTACGGCTTCAAGGATATAAAATCCTTTTCTTATGCTTACAAAGGCCATCAATGGTTTATCTTTACAGCGGAAGAATACAACGGCGGATTTGCCGAGACTTTCGCCTTCGACCTTTCCGAAAACGTGTGGACCGACCGCGCATCCTATGACGAAAACGGAGACCGTTATCCTTGGTGCGCGTTTGATTCGCTTCCCATTGAAGGCTACCCTGTTTTCGTAACGAAGACGAGAGGCGGAAAAATCCGTTTTTGTTATTTCTTCCCGGCCAGCTCGTCGGATCATTGGCTTGATGAAACAAGCACCGACGGCCCTTATACCATCGTGAAGGAAAGAACTACGGGCATCAAGTACGACGGAGTGAACGACATTGTCGTGACGTCCCTTGAACTGGTGATGAACGCAGGCGCCACCATGCAGACGGACCCGACCAAGACAGGTTACAATCCGCGTGTTATGCTCCAGGTGAGTAACGACGGAGGCCGTACTTGGAGTAACGAGCTTTGGGCATATGCCGGACAGGTGGGCCAGTATTCGTGGCGCGTTCGCTGGAATGCATTGGGAAAGGGCGCCCGCTTCGCTTTCCGTGTTCGCATGACCGACCCCGTGGCTTTTGAAATCGCGACCGCTTACTTGTCTTATTTGCCGTGCGGTAACAGGTTCTAGTATGGATACGCAAGTAAAACAGACCGCGTTGCTCGGCAACGGCGTAGTAGACACGAAGACGTTCTTGCCGTTCATTGCCGTAAAGAACGGACAGATGGTCCACTTGTCGACGAACGGATTTGTCGATTTTTCGAACGTGTCGAAATTGGCTTTCCCGGATTCCCGCTTTGCGTTCGCTGTCAAGTTCTACGAAATGACGCCGGACACGATCACCGACGCGACCCCAGTAAAGGTTCTTGTCATTGACGCGGGACGAACCGAAATTGAAATAAACGAATCGGCGATTTATTTTGCCGAAGCAACACTTCTTATCAAGGAGAACCAGTAATGGCTTGGTACGATAAATTGACGGACGCCGGAGAATGGCTTTGGAAGCATTCCCCCGCAGGCGTTACTCAAGAATTCATGGATAACGCCCAGGAATACGCCGAACAAGCTACAGACAAGCTCGGTATTACGAATGTCGGGGAACAGCAGGAAGCCTACGAACAGGCGCAAGAAACCCTGAAGCAGCAACAGCAGCAGGCCGGACAGACCTATCAAACCGCCCTTGGACTCGTAGCGCAGAACCGCAACACGATTGCCGACGTTATCGGTCCCGAAAACGTAGAGTATTACAAGCAGATGGTCTACGGAATTGACCCGTCCAAGTTCGCAGCAAGCACGGATCCGATTAAGGACTTTGAATTCGAGCGTGACGTATCCAAGTACATGGACCCGGCCGCGCAGTACCAGATCGACCAGAGCGTGAACGCTGCCCTGCAGGCCATGACGGGCCAGGGTGGTATTTCCGGCGGTGCAGCCGCCCGCGCTTTGCAGGCCGAAGCCTCGCAGAAGGCTAGCGAACTTTACGGCGACGCATGGGACCGCATGATGAAGGCAAGCGAACAGGAATACGGAAAGGCCCGCGACCTCGTGAGCGCAGAACAGACCGCAAAGCAACAGGAAGCCTCCATGCAGCAATACAAGACGGGCCAGCTTGGCGACCTTTACGGCCAGTTTGTCGGCAACTTGCAGGGCGCAAACGAGGATGTCGTGAACCTTCTTATGGCACAGATGGGAACGAACCTTTCCCTCGCTCAAGCTATGGCGCAACTCGGAATCGACCGTGCGTCCGCTCCGACTTGGTTGCAGCAGATGTTGGGAATGGGCGGACAGGCCGCCTCCATTTACGGCGCGGTGAAGTAAGGAGGAACTATGGCTTTGAACTTTACACCCCTTTCCGCCTACAAGTTCGACGTATTGAGCGGAATCCGTCAACAGGCCGAAAACCGCAGGGAAGCCGCGCAAGGTCTCGGCGCCATTCTCGGCACGGCAAAAGGAATCGCAGACGAACAGAAGACCCGCGACTTTTTCGCGCAGTTCGACGATTCCGAAGAAATCGCGCACATTACGGCGCAGATTGCTGAAAACGAAGCGAAAATCAAGTCCTTGCGCAAAGAATTGCAGATCCTCGGAGGTGAATAAATGGCTCTTGACGACTATCTCGAAGACAAGGTCGAAGTGACCGAAGAATTCAAGGGTGTCCCGTTCCGTCTTCCCCAAAAATATACAAACACCCTCGCTACGGTAGATTCTGACATTGAACAGGCACGGAAGGCCGCACAGAATCGCGAACGACGAGAAAATATCGAGCGACAAATTACCAACCTTAAGAAACAGAACGACGATCTCCGCACGCGCCTTGAGACCATCAAGAAAAACTCCCTTTCGGACATGGACGAAGACAAGATTGTAGCCATGGCGAAATCGAAGGGAATCAAGAACGAAGACATCGAAGCGTGGCTCCGTGGTCGTACAGCACGCACAAACCGAGAAATCTCCCTCGGACAGAAGGAAGAACTCGGCAAGCAGGCCGAAGCGGAAGCCAAGAAGGCAACCGCTATCGATAAGGCGAACAAGGAGGCCCGCAAGAAGGCTATCTTGGAAGCCCGTAATGCCTATGAAACCGCAAACAAGCCCGTCGAGCCTGAAGAATACGAGAGCAAGGTTTCCGAACTCGACTCTCTGGAATTTACGTTCAAAAATTTGAAAGACTCCTACGAGGAAGACTACAAGGAAAAGTTGGATTTCACTCTCTCACCGCGCAAGGTGCAGGCTAACCCCGCAGACAATGCGTCTAAAACAAAAATTCCGCCTATTCCCGCAGATATTGAACTGACAGAAGACCAGCGGCGCGAATGGAATAAGCCGACGACAACAACGGACCAGCGAGACAAGATTGTCGCGCAAATTCGCGACAAGGCGAAAGCAGAAGCAGACAAGAAGGAAAAGGAAGAAAAGGCTCGCGAAGAGAAACGCACCGAAATAAAGAACCAGGCCAAGAACAAGAACTTGAGCAAGGCCGGGCAAAGCGACCTAGTTACAAAGTACCGTAATACCTTCCCCGAAGGCAAGAAACCGACACGCGACGAAATTAGAAAAATTCTTTTCGGAGAATAGAGACTATGGCAGACAAATTCATCACGCCCGAAGAACAGAAGAAGCTCCTCCAGCTATGGGAAAATGCCCAGAGCGGGAACGATGACGAAATCGACGCTTTTGAAAATTTCCGCGAGGAACTCGGCATAGAGCCGGATTCCGTAACTGCCTATCTCTCCGTAAAGCAGGAGCCGCAGACCGAGCAGGAAAAACGACTCGCTCGCAAGGGCAAGGCGGCTGACGACAAGAAGGAGAACGAGGCCCTCGGCGTTGAGAAAATTGCCGAAGCCTACGGCGTGAGCTTGAAGCAGGCTTCCGAGGACGGCGAACTGGAGCCGGGAAAATTGCAGGAGTACCTTAACGAGCGATTCGTGATGCGCAGATCCCCGAACGAAAGCAGCAAGGAATTCGCCGCACGCAACCGCAACGCATTCGATGCTTTGGGCTTAAATTGGGACAACATGGAAGACCGCTCCCGCGTTGCAAAGTCGCTTGAAGTCGCTGAACGCATGGATGTGCGCGAGAACCTTGCAGGAGAAATGAACTCTGGCGTGAAGGGAGGCATCCTCAATATCCTATTCCCTCGCACGATGGAACACGCTACCCGCGATGTCTTGTCTGGCGAACTGACGGAAGGCTACGATAAGGACACGATGCTTGACGCTGCCGAGAACGGACTGCAATTTGCTGCTACACCTTTTACTGGGCCAGCAAGTGCGCTAATGAAGTACGTGCGTGCTGCAAAGGCTCTCGACAAGGGTAGCAAGGCCGCAAAGGCCGTAAAGGGCGCAGGGACTCTCGCTGGCATCGCAGGCGACGCGGTGGTTGTTCCGGCAACGATGGAAACACTCGATGCAATCAACTACGACGATTCGGAAAATCCGAGGAGCGAATTCTCGGCTGGCGACGTAGCCATCGGCGGAGCCATCAATGCAGTCGCTCCTTACACAATCTCGCGCCGATTCTTCCGAAAGGGCCGTACACTCGGCGAAGACTTGACAAAGGCGCAGAAGGCACTCAACGATATAGATGAAGCAACGAATGTTTCGGGCCTCGCCAAGTATCTTGAACCTTACCTCACGAACAAGGTCGGGCGTTCCGATTTTGTACGCACAATCCCGGTTGCCTCGACCATCGTCGAAGAAAATGACAAGGAGACAAAGCGGGCAAAGAAGAAATCCGAAGCCAAGCGCGATAAATACGAGAAGTGGGCCTCCGGCCTCTCCATTCCTTTACCCGGCGACAAGGACTTCGAAGAATTCCAGGAATGGAAAAAAAGGCAGACTCAAAAAATGATTCTCGGCCGTTACGTTACGGACGATGACGAATACAATTTTGAGGAAGAAAAAAAATAAGTTATATTGGTAATGTATGGCGACTAAAACGGGAAATCTTGTACTGGACCAGCTCTTGACCGCAAACCCCACGGCGCGCGCGTTTGACCGCGCTCTCGCGGCACAGGAAAGGAATATGGGGCCTGTAACCCTAATGGGTGGCGAATCCGCCGCCCAAGTCAACCCAGCAGCCCTCTACAAGTCCTCCTACAAGCAGGCAATCAACCCCGGCGCATCCAAGAGCGGCACGTGTAACTACTGCCTCCGCTGTAACGGCCGCGTCTTCCGTGGTGCCGACATCATCATGCAAGACGGGACGGTAGGACACCATCCGAACTGCAAGTGCATCTTTACGCTTACGCAGTCTCCCGTTTCGCAGGGTATCTACACCGGGGCTGATTTCGGCGCACGAAAGCAACTCCGCACGAATTCCAACGCATTGGACGGAGTATCTACCGCAGACCTCCGAATCCTTGCCAGCAAGCGCAACCTCCGCTCTCGCGGCATCACGAACGACGCCCTGCGTAAATCCATTTTGAAATCCTACATGAAATAAGGAGCAAGAAAAATGTCCTTGAGTACAACGCAATACGGCTACATTGTCGACCCGATGGTTCCCTTCACCGATGACAAGGGGAAGACCATCAAGAATGGCTTTATCCGTGTCTTCATGGCCGGAACGTCTACTCCAGTTCTCACGTACCGCAATTATGACGGCGCGACGAACCAGGAAAAAATCGAGCTTGACAACAGCGGACGCGTTAAACATAACGTGATTTGCTCCAAGGGTTCTCTCTACAAGGTCGTAGTCTATAATATCCTCCACTCCCAGGAAAACCCGCTCCTTACGGTAGACAAGATTGCCGTACTCGGCGCAAGCATTAACGCTTCTGGCGCTACTATCGTAACCGGGCTTGACTCCGTGACGGTCCCGGAAGAGAATTTCCTCAAGGCTACCGTAGAAGGTACTGGCGTAGAATTTGCGCTCGATCCGACGGAAGTTACAAGCGATGTAAATACAATTAGCGCAGCGGAAACGGCGGCGCCGGACTACGTTGTCCCTCTCCTTGACAAGACCGGGACCGGGGACGGTAAGAAAATTTCGCTTGCAAACCTTTTCAAGTTTGCCCTTGATTTGATTTCGAGACTCGCTACGACAGTTACCAGCTTTGCCAGCGGCGACTATTTCGCGGTAAGCAACACTACAAACGGCGCCCGCAAGATGTCCAAGGACACGCTCCTAGAGCTGACCGCACAGAACGCACTCGCAGGCAACGTGGCTCCGGCGTTTGTTCCGAACTCCACGACAACCGTTGCGGGACTGCCGTACATATATAACGGCTTGTTGTACGTGGCGAAAGAAGCATATCAAGGTCCGTGGGATGCGAACAAGTTTGAGGTTAGTGATATTTACGATGCGATTCCGATTTCTCAAAGTAAGAAATTTTCTATTATCGGTGCAAATAATACTGCACAGAACAAGTATTTCCCGATTTGCGATGGTGTTAATTCACTAAAGGTTATTGCTACTCCTAATCCTTGGGATACGGATTCTGTTACTGGTGATAGTCCTAGAATTTTAAGCATCAGTGCTATTGACGCCGAAGGTGTTGAAACAGAACTTAAATATTATCTTAAAGGCCAAAATGTTGCAGGAGAAATAGATATTTCTATTCCTTCCGGATCTGTATGGATTCGCTTTTTTGTTCGTGCAAATAGTGGTGTTGAAGTTTCTTTTACTTTAATAAATTCGGAGTTGGAAGTCTATTCAGATAATTTGGCAAAAAAGTTTGTTCCGAACAAAACGAGGACTATTGCTGGCTATCCGTATATTTACGGCAATAAAGTTTATATTGCGAAGATTGGCGGTTATATTGGATTATGGGATGCAATTAAGTTTGAAGTTAGTGATATTTACGATGCGATTCCGATTTCTCAAAGTAAGAAATTTTCTATTATCGGTGCAAATATTACTGCACAGAACAAGTATTTCCCGATTTGCGATGGTGTTAATTCACTAAAGGTTATTGCTACTCCTAATCCTTGGGATACGGATACTATTGGCGGTAGCAATCCGACAATTTTGAGCATAGATGCTATTGATGCTTTCGGGGTTAGCACAAACCTTAAATCTTATGGAATAAGTGCGACTATTCCTAGCGAAATAAAACTTGAAATTCCTAACGGAACAACTTTACTTCATTTCTTTGTTCGTGCGAATAGTGGTGTTGAAGTTGAATTTTCTATTGTAAATACAGGGCTGGAAAAACAGGCTGCTGAAGTTGACTCTGTAAAATCTAGGGTGTCCACGATTGAAACTGATGTCAAGTTGAACGAAACTCTTGATACTGTGATTAGTGGAAAAAATGCAACAGCTGTTGAAAAAGAGGTTTATGTAAAAGGTCTTGATTACATTACTGTTATTCCGTCGCCTAATCCTTGGCCGCAGGCCAATGTTGGTAGTGGAGTAAATATTTTTATCGTTACAGCTATAAGCTCAACTGGAACAACGACGCAGTTAAAGAATTATCTTGTCGGCAGTACAATTCCAAAGAAAATAACATTCGCTCTTCCTAATGATACTGAAAAAATAAGATACTTTGTTCGTGCAGATAGCGGTTCTGATATTACAATTAAAACTATTGCATTGGCTTCCAAGCCTTTGGGTGATGTTGAATCTGTTGCATTTAAGTTGGATGGTGTAAATCTTACATCCGTTACTAGATATGTGGAAGTAAGTGATTCAGTGGATCAAATTGCAGTAGATATTACACCTACACCATGGGGCATTGATACTATTGGTGGAAGTAATCCTACCTATTTTCAAATTAAAGCACTTGATGATGAAGGGATTTCTCTTGCCACTTTAAAATCGTGCAGTCCACAAAATAAACGGTTCCCGTTTTCACATGAAGAATTTACTCTGCCCGAAGGTACAGCACGAATTGAAATTTTTTTTAGGGCTAATTATAGGTCAAGTATTAAGTGCTCAATTCATGCGATTTCTAAATATGCTATTTTCTCTAACGAAGATGTGCTGCGTGTCGTTCAAAACGCATACAGTCGTAAGAATGTGCGACGCCCTCAATGCTTAATTGTTGGCGACCCGCACGGTAGCTCTGCTGGCTTTGAGGCTGTGCTTGCAGCGACTAATGAATCTAACTATTTAGATTTCGTTCTTTGTGTTGGAGATATTTGTTATGACCATCCGACGCAGGATAACGCTTATGATGCATATCAAAGAATGTTTGATGCGAAAATTCCTGTAATCCCTGTTGTTGGGAATCATGATGTTGGCAGCTCTTACTATGTCGGAAGTTATTTGCCGATTGACAAGGTTGTTGAAAATGTGATGGGGCCAGCAATTGACAAGGGGTATATTCCTAGTAATAGCCGTGGATATTACTACAAGGATTTTGACTCTCTTAAACTGCGCTTAATCGTAGTAAACCAGTACGAAATAAGCGGGACTTATGGCGAGGGTAAGTGGGAACAAGTGACGTATGACTCCAGCAAGCCGAATATTGCTTTTAGTATGACTTACTCGCAGGGCGAGGTAGTTAATATTCCTGGCTGGACTGATTATTCGTACCGTGCAAAAGAAAATGTTACCACGCCAGCTTCTGCGCCTTCTTCATGGAGCGCTGACATTCCTTGTTGGAGTAGGCGACCCGATGCAGCTATGTTTGGACAGACGCAAGCACAATGGATTGCGGACACGCTTCTTGCTACCCCTGAAAACTATGGTGTATGTGTAGTTACGCACACTGTATTTTCTGCTAATACAACACCTGACGAATCATGCAAATTCACGACGCTGAATGCTAACTTATCCGGTTTAGGCGTATGGTCTGGGACTGATTTTTTGGCAAATCTTGTTGATGCTTTTGTAAATGGCGAGAATTATTTTGAAAGCGTAGAATACCTTGGGATGACTCCGTTTACTGTGTCTTGTGACTTTAGCAAAAAAAATGCTGGTGTGAAATTTGTTGGATTCCTTGGGGGACATTTTCACACAGATATAGTTTTCAGACATAATACTAAAAACCTATACGCATTCCACACATCCTCTATTGGTAGCATGAGCGATAACGACATTCACTTCTTTACGGATGTGAACAGATTCTATTGCAACTTTACCGTCGCATCCATGGATTGCGTCGCAGGAGCTTTAAACTTGATAAAAATTGGTCTTAAACTCACAAGTGACGGAGTTGTTAGAGATAGTGAACGACTATTTTAAACATCCGGAATCGCGTCAACGGCTTTGCGTCTTCTACATTCTTCTCAAGTGCAGTGACCCATCCATGCCCACCAGCTGACGGACAACCACTGTTGAGCGATTTCTAGCCAGCAGCTGACTCTTAATCAGCGGGCCGCAGGTTCGCAAATTATGAAACTATCGTTCAAGGACCTCGTTAAGCTAATCGCCCCGTACCTCGTCGCCATAGGCGGGGCTATCGGGGTGTATGCTGACGGGAAGGCCCGATTCGAATTGATGGAGTACAGAGTCCAGGTCGTAGAGA